ATTAAAGAATATTACTTTTAGCGGTAAAGGCTTTGTAAATAAGCCAGCAAACCCTGATAGTATCATATTCGACAAGGAACATATTTTTTCTTTCGCGTCGGTAGAAAGAACTAAAAATCTATTTTTACAGAACAATGGTGTAACATCTAATATAGAGAAGCAACTTTCTTTTGAAGTTAATGCCTCAGATATGGAGAACAATAAAATGTCTGATAATCAAATTTTAAATGATCAGGTGAAAGAGTTAAAGGAAACTCTTGCTTCTGTCCAAGAAGAAAATAAAAATCTTAACGATAAGCTTTCACAAGCTAACGTTTCTGCATACGAAAAAAAGATTACACAGCTAGAATCAACTGTCGCAGAGTTTGAGTCTAACGCTGGTAATGTTTCTTCGCAGTTGGAAGAAGTCGTGGCAAAATCAGAAGCTCTTCAAAAAGAGTTGGATGAAAAAACCGCAGCACTTGAGGAGTCGCAAGCACTTATGCACAAAATGCATGAAGACAAGAAAAAAGAAGATCGTAAAAACAAGATGGTTGAAGCTGGCCTTTCATGTGAAGAAGCAGAAGCCAAGCTTGATATCTTTTCAGAAGTTTCAGATGAAGCGTTCGATGCTTTTGTTCAGACTGTCGCAGATATGCACTACGACATGAAGAAGAAAAAAGAAAAAACCGAAGCTCCTCATCATTACGAAGACGAGAAAAAGAAAAAGGCCGAAGCACCTCATCATTACGAAGATGAGAAAAAGAAAAAAGATAAAGCTAAAGCAGAAGAAGAGGTTGAAGCTTCTGAGCTTATCGAAGAAGAACTTGATGAGAGCAACGTTGCTGTTTCAAGTGAAATCGAAGACGAAGTATCCACAGCTAGAGCAAGTCTCCAAGAGTGGGTAGAGAAAAATATCATGAAATAAACATTCTATTTAACTTAGGAGATTATAAAATGGCTCTAAAAGGTGATCGTGTTGAACATCTCACGGATATTAGCTTCTTTAAAGCTGATGCTGTGATTGAGCGTGGTCTTATTGTAGCACACCTCACTGGAGGTTCTGGTGCAGCAATGGACGACTCGCTTGCACAAGTTGATACAGTTTCAAGCACAGGAGATCTTGCTGCTGGTTTGATTCTTAATGACGTTGTTAATCTTGATTTGACTCGTCAACAATACAATGCCCACAAAGACGAAGTACAACTTGGCGGTAAAGTCACTTTGCTTCGACGTGGAACTGTTGTTACTGACCAAATTTCTGGCACGCCGGTTATCGGAGAAAAAGTACACTTCGATGCAACAGGCAAGCTAACTACAGCTAGTAGTCCTGCTGGCAAAAGTATGGCTGTTGGACGTTGGTTGGGTGTTAAAGACAAAGATGGCTATGCCAAAGTTGAAATCAACATCGTCTAATTTTTACAAAAAGGAAATAAAAAATGAAAAATTTTGAATATAGTCCAGAGATGGAAGCCATTCTTAGACAGAGTGGTTCCCAGAAAAAAGAAGAATCTTTGGCTGCTGTTGCAGAACTAGCAAAAGCACTTGAGACTCCTTTGCGTAAAGGTGTTATGAGTGGAGATATCCTTGAAGGTATCTACGAAGTTGTTAATCTTGCTCCCGGTGCAACTAGTGAGTTCCCATTGGATTTCCTAGCCCCCGGAACAGAAAAAGATTTTGTTGCATATACTATCCCTAATCACGGTCGTATTCCAGAGCGTCATATAGAAGGCGATTACGTCATGGTTCCTACCTATGACATTGGTGCTTCTATCGACTACTTGTTGAAGTATGCTCGTGATGCACGCTGGGATGTTGTTGGTCGTGCTATGGACGTTATGCGTTCTCAGTTCACAAAGAAAATGAACGATGACGGTTGGCATACCTTGATTTCCGCTGGCGTTGATCGTAACATCCTTGTTTACGATCCAGATGCGGCTGCAAGCCAGTTCTCAAAGAGATTGGTTTCTTTGATGAAGATCACTATGCGTAGAAACGGTGGTGGTAATTCTAACTCAATTAATCGTGGTAGATTGACTGACCTTTTTGTTAGCCCAGAAGCTATCGAAGACATTCGTAACTGGGGTGTTGATGAAGTTGACGACATTACTCGTCGTGAGCTTATCACTCAAGAGGGTGGCATGTTGACACGTATTTTCCAAGTCAACTTGCATGATTTGGATGAGCTTGGAGACGACCAAGAGTATGAGTTGTTCTATGAGAACGATCTTGGTGGTACTCTTCCTGCTGGTGACAGCGAAATTGTTGTTGGTCTTGACATGTCAAGCGACGACAGCTTTGTAATGCCAGTTCGTGCAGGTCTTCAAATTTGGGAAGACGACACTCTGCATCGTCAAAGACGTGCTGGCTTCTACGGCT